TCAAAATAATTTATAATGTAATCTGATTGAGTTCTTGTTGGGTAAAACTTTTTATTATTCTCTTTTTTGGTTTTTAGATACAATATATGATTATTGGCCCCCGAGTATGAGTCTAATAATTCTAACGCTTTATGTTCTATCAATGATTGATTAATATCCAAAATTCTCTTTTTATTAAAAATAACAATAAAAAAGATATTTATCAATAAAAACCGTAATTATGGCTAATAAAATTCCTATTACAAGATTGGGTAAATTTTTCGGAGAGAACGATTTTGACCTTGATATTTCAATGGGAGAAGAGTGGTTGATTGGTGATATGAATTTCACTTGTGTGTTATATCGTATAGATAGGCAAAAGACAAAAACAGATGATGTCTATGGTGAAACCGTTTCGGACGGTATTAAATTTTTACCTCCAATTGAATTTAATGCGTTTGTTCAAGTATCGGCACCTGAAAATAAAATGATGGGGTCAACAAGAATGGATCAAATGGAGCCAGGGAATATTAGAGTTTCTGTTTATCAAAAAACTTTAGATAATTTAAATGTTGATATAAATTTTGGGGATTACATTGGTTACTATGAAACCGAAACTTTGGTAAGGTACTATACGGTTAATAATGATGGTCGTGTTGTGTCAGATAATAAACATACCTATGCAGGATATAAACCATTTTATCGTACAATAAGTGCGTCTCCTGTTGGTCCAAATGAATTTAAAGGATTATGAAAATACTATTAAAAGAATCACAAACTAATGAATTAATATCTTTTATAAAAAAAGACCCTAATTTATTAATAAAAAAACAAGTTAAAGTTTATTATGATATTACAAGACATATGTTTTCTGTTACATTTTCTGGTATTGTTGTATTAAAGGCAGATTACGTTAGATTAAAAAATGTTAAATTTTTAGTGGGGGAAAAGGGAAAAGAAAAAGTTAGGTCAGTAAAACAAAAAAATGTTCATGCTTATGTTACTGGAACATTGATTGATTATTGTGAATATCCTTGTGAGGATATACCAAGTCCTGAAGGAAATGTTGTTATTAAATATAATCCTTATTTTGACGACTCATTTCTTATAAAAAAAACAAAAGAACCAATTTTTAGTGCTGATGAGGTTGAAATGATAAATTTAGATGATAAAATATTTTTAGTTAATTAATTATGGGATTTCCAAAACAAATAAAAAAGACAATTCCTCTTATTAATAAAAAAATCTTGACACCAAGAAGACATGAGATTGCGGAGATGATTTCAGAGGATGGAACCTACCTTCCGAAATCTTTGTTACATGCAGATTTAGATCGTGGATTTTTAGATTTTGTTAGAGATGAATTAAGATGTGTTGTTGATGGAAAAGTTATTCCCGCAATTGATATTTTAATTACAACACAAAATTGGTCTCAGTTTGTTGAAACTTGGGATTTCCAAAATATTGATAAAAACGCAGAACCCCCCTTTATAACAACAATTAGAACCCCTGAAGTTAAGTTTGGTACAAATCCGGCATTAAGGTACAATATACCAAATAGGAAACAATATTATTATGCTAAGGTTCCAACATGGGATGGACAAAGACATGGTATGGACATTTATAAAATACCACAACCTGTTCCTGTTGATATAACATATACAGTAGTTATAATATGTAACAGAATGAGAGAATTGAATAAATTAAATCAAATTATTCTTGAAAAATTTTCTTCTCGTCAAGCGTATCAAGTGATTAAAGGTCATTATATTCCAATTGTTATGAACGATATTACTGATGAATCAACATTAGATTTAGAAAAAAGAAAGGTTTATATCCAAAAATACACATTTACTTTATTGGGATTTCTTATTGATGAAGATCAATTTGAAATATCTCCAGCAATTACAAGAGTTTTTCAAATATATGAAACCGATGTAAAAATAAAAAAGAAAAAACAAAAAAAGGAAACCCCTAATCCACCATCAGTAAAAAGATATGATTTTGCCACAGGTATTACATCAAACGAAGTCACTGAAGTTTTTGATTACACTGTTAATTTAAAATTTGTTGATAGTGAAAACGTATCAAACGGAACTCCTCCGTCAGGATATGACGTTTATATAAATGGTCTTTATTATGGTAATGATGTAAGAGAGATACAAATTAATACTGGAGACACACTAAAAATAATTATTTATAAACAATTCCCAAATGATACATCGTTTTTAATTTTTAATCAGGAATTACTATAATTAGTCTTCACCATATACATCTTTTTTTTCTTTACATTTTTCCATAATTAAATTTTCTAAAAATCGATACATTTTTATTCCTCGTTTATCACAATATTTTTTTAACACATTGTGGACCTCGGGGGAAATCTTTAAATTTTTTATCTTCTTAGTGTCATTATCCATAGGTAGAAAAAAGGTAGAATAAAATCATACCAAAATATAAATAGTTTCAAAGAAGTAAAGTTTTTGCGAAAAAAACTAATATTTATATAGAAAATAAAATAACTAAATAAAAAAAGACAATGGCAAACAGTAAAGTATTTGTATCGCCGGGAGTATACACTTCTGAAGTAGATTTAAGTTTCGTAGCACAAAGTGTTGGTGTTACAACCTTAGGTATTGCGGGAGAAACATTAAAAGGACCCGCTTTTGAACCAATTTTTGTAAGAAATTACGATGAATTTCAAAACTATTTTGGGGGTACTTCACCCGAAAAATTTATTAACACACAAATCCCTAAATATGAGGCGGCATACATTGCGAAATCATATTTACAACAATCTAATCAATTATTTGTAACAAGAATTTTAGGTCTTTCAGGTTATGATGCTGGACCATCTTGGTCAATCTTAACTGAAGCAAATGTTAATTGTTCAACAATTGATGTTAATTGTTTTAGTTCAGTGACCGTAAATTGTGAACAACAATGTGTTATTCCTTTGGAGTTACCATATTCTGTTGATTTTACGGGATGTACGGATTCAACTTCTAGTATTGAATATATGACACACTTCCCTCAGGAAATATTGGATTTATTGGATGTGAGTTATGAAACTCCACAAGGAGGAACATCAACTTTGGATAGTAATATAAAAGAATTAATTTTTAATGTAATAACAAATTCAAACCCATTAATTGCGGAAGACCAATATATTAGTTATTTTGGTAGTGTTGATGATAATGATTATAATGCGTTAACGGTTAATGGATCATACACCGCAACAACAAACGTTTATTGTGTACCGTCAATACCTTTTAGTGGAAATAATTTATGTGATGGAGCAAACACATCGTGGTATTATTCATTATTTGATAATGTTGGTGGCGGAAGTTATACAGGATTCTCATTTTGGTCAATTGTTACTGGTGTAACTAATATTACTCCAATTACAACAACCACAACCGCACCAACAACAACATCAACAACAACCGACCCTTGTGTTATTCCTGTTCCAACAACAACAACAACAACAACAAGTCCTATTCCTGTTGAGTGTTTTTCAGGATCAGTAATGGGCGTAATTTATTATTATACAGGAACATCATATACAGAATATGATGATTTAGTTGTGGCAACATTTAGATCAAGAGGTATATCAACATATTCAAATGGTAATAACCCAATTTATGAAGTATCTGGTTTGACGGACGTAGTTTTAGATATGACAGGACAATATTCTGGAGTATTACAAAACCCATATCTACCATTTGGAGTAAATGTTACTAATGATGATGGTGTTAATTTTAACTTTGAAACGTCTTTTGCAACAAGTGACTCACAATATATAACAAAAGTTTTTGGTACGGATAATTTTGGTAAACCAAGAACAGTGGTTCCTTTATTTGTTGAAGAAAGGTTTCAGGCTTTATTAAACTATGGTTGGAGAAAAGGATTTATTAGAGGATTAAATCCAACATTAGTAGATTTAAATTCTGCACAAAGTAATGCTTCGGATTCTATTGGTTGGTATTTAGATAAATATCAAACACCAAGTTCTCCTTGGGTAGTATCTGAACTTAGGGGTACAAAAGTTTATAACCTATTTAAATTTTACACAATTTCAGATGGTGATTCCGCTAATTATGAAATAAAAATATCAATTGGTAATATTTCGTTTTCAAATCAAACATTTGATGTGTTTATTCGTGATTATTATGATACGGATTCAAATCCAGTTGTGATTGAGAAATTTACTAACTGTAGTATGGATCCAAGTCAAAATAATTTTATTGCAAAAAAGACAGGTTCATTAGATGGCGAATACCAACTTAATTCTAAATATGTTATGGTAGAAATGAATGAAGATGCTCCTGTTGATGCACTTCCTTGTGGTTTTGATGGGTTTAATTTTAGAACTTATGGTACCGCAACATCACCATTTCCTGTTTATAAAACAAAATACGATTTTCCTGGAGAAGTTATCTTTAATCCTCCATTTGGAACACCAATTCAAAGTGGTGGAGATAATGTTAGAAGAACCTATTTAGGTATTTCTAATAATAATAGTTGGGATGGTAATTATTTTGAATATATTGGTAAACGAAATCCAATCTCAACTTGTGATCTTGAAAGTGTTGATTGGAATTATAAATCAAAAGGTTTCCACATGGATAAGGATGCTTCAGGAATAACTATTTCAGATGCCTTTACAACATCAGGAACATCTAAATTTGTTGTAGGTTCGGCAAATTTCTCATCTGAACCTAATAACCCAACAAGTCCTTATTATAGAATTTATTCAAGAAAATTCACTTTATTAGTACAAGGAGGTTACGATGGTTGGGATATATATCGTGAACATAGAACTAACAGTGATAGATATGTTTTAGGAAGAACTGGTTATTTAAATGGAGCGTGTCCTGATAACAGATATCCAAATGCAGTTGGTTGGGGAGCATTCAAACAAATTGCTGTTGGTGATGGTACTAAAGATTTTGCAAATACTGACTACTATGCTTATTTATTAGGAATTCAAACATTCTCTAATCCTGAAGCGGTTAACATTAATGTGTTTGTTTCACCGGGTATTGATTATGTTAATAATAGTGACTTAGTTGAATCAACAATAGACATGATTGAAAATGAAAGAGCGGACTCACTTTATATTACAACAACTCCCGATTATAATATGTTTTTACCAACAACTACAGGTAATGATGGTATTATTTATCCTCAAGAAGCGGTAGATAATTTAGAAACAACAGGAATTGATTCTAACTATACCGCAACTTATTATCCTTGGGTGTTAACTCGTGATAGTGTAAACAATACACAAATATACATACCGGCAACTGCTGAGGTAACTAGAAATTTAGCCTTAACAGATAATATTGCGTTCCCTTGGTTTGCAGCGGCAGGTTACACAAGAGGTATTGTAAACTCAATTAAAGCACGTAAAAAATTAACTCAAGAAGATAGAGATACTCTTTACCAAGGAAGAATTAATCCAATTGCAACCTTCTCTGATGTAGGAACCGTAATTTGGGGTAATAAAACTTTACAAGTAAGAGAATCAGCTCTTGATAGAATTAACGTGAGAAGATTGTTATTAAAAGCTCGTAAATTAATCTCAGCAGTATCTGTAAGGTTATTGTTTGATCAAAATGACGAACAAGTTAGACAAGACTTTTTAAACTCTGTAAATCCAATATTAGACGCTATTAGAAGAGATAGAGGTTTATATGATTTCCGAGTTACAGTTTCTTCTGACACAGCAGACTTAGATAGAAATCAAATGACAGGTAAAATTTATATTAAACCAACAAGATCCTTAGAATTTATAGATATTACATTCTATATAACACCAACTGGAGCATCATTTGAAGATATTTAATTATTAAAATGTAAAAAAATAAAAAAAAGGAGGCTAGTTCTCCTTTTTTTTATTACCTTTGTGTTTATAAATATAAATATAAAAATAAACACAATGAAAATTAAACCTATTGATTTAATTCCGGCAGTAAAATATTATTCATTTGATTGGGATGATAATTTAATGTATATGCCAACAAAAATTTATCTTTTGAATGATAAAGGTAATAAAGTAGGTATGACCACAAAAGATTTTGCAGAATTTAGAGATATGGTCGGTAAAAAATTATTTAAATATAATGGACATACCATTGTTGGACCAGCAAAAGATGCTTATATCGAGTTCGGTGTTACTTATGATGATCAATTTTTAATAGATGTTATGGTATCACCAACAGGACCGGTATGGGATGATTTTGTTGAAGCAATTAATAATGGATCCATTTTTTCTATAATTACTGCAAGAGGTCACACACCATCAGCAATTAAACAAGGTATATATAAACTAATTAAATCAAACAAAAATGGTATTGATTCAAATAAGTTGGTTAAAAATTTATTAAAATATAAAGATTTGGCGGATGAGGATATCTTAACTAAAGATAAACTTATAAAATCATATTTAGATTTGTGTCGTTTTCACGCAGTTTCTTTTGGTATGAGTTCTGAAACAAATCCAGAGCCAGGAAAAATTAAAGCTATGGAAGAATTTATTAAATATGTTAAAGAAATTTCTATTCAGTTACAGAAAAAGGCTTTAATAAAAAATAAAATAAATAATTATATTAAGCCATTTATTGGTTTTTCAGATGATGATGTAAAAAATGTATCTAGTATGAAAGATTATTTTAAAGATAAAGAAGATAATATACTACAAACTTACTTAACATCAAGAGGAATAAAAACAAAATATTAATAATAAATGCTAGTACTAGTATATTTTATTTAAAAAAAAATAAAAGTAAATAGAAAAATTTTATTTATCGTATATTTATAATAAAAATAAACATAAAATTAAAAATTAAAAATTATGGCTGATTTGTTAATGAAAATGCCAGTTCCGTACGAACCCAAAAGGCAGAACAGGTTTATTATAAGGTTTCCTTCAGATTTGGGTATCAACGAGTGGTTTGTGGAAAGTGCTTCAAGGCCATCAATAAAAATCGGTTCAACCGAAATACAATTCTTAAATACATCAACATTTGTTGCTGGTAGATTTAATTGGGATCCAATCACAGTTAAATTCCGTGACCCAATTGGACCATCTGCAGCACAAGCTTTAATGGAATGGGTTCGTTTATGTGCTGAGTCCGTTACAGGTCGTATGGGTTATGCTGCAGGATACAAAAAAAATGTTGATCTTGAAATGTTAGATCCAACAGGAGTTGTTGTAGAAAAATGGATATTAGAAGGCACATTTTTAACTGATGTTAATTTTGGAACATTATCATATTCTCAAGATGCTTTGGCGGACATTAGTGGAACACTTCGTATGGACCGTTGTATATTAGTTTATTAATTTCTTTTAAATAAAACTAAAATATATCTATTCATAGATACGATATTTAATTCCCATATATTAATATGTATGGGAATTTTTTTTTATTAAAATAACAAAATATATTAATTATTAAGATTTTAACTAAAAAAAAGAAATATATTTACAAAAAATATAAGTAAAGTATCTTTATAATAAAAAAACAATTATGGAAAACGATTCAAAACAGTATGGTCAAATGGATTTTAATTTACCTCACGATGTTGTGTCTTTACCTTCGGGGGGTAAATATTATAAATCTAAAAAGAAAAGTGTTAAAATTGGTTATTTAACTGCTGCCGACGAAAACACTCTTTTAAGTATGAACCCAAATAAAACAATTAAGGAATCAATTGTATTACCGTTATTAAGAAATAAATTATACGAAACGGATATTAGACCTGAAGATCTTTTAGATGCGGACATTGAGGCATTATTAATATTTTTAAGAAATACATCTTTTGGTCCTGAATATGTTGTAAGTGTTACTGATCCGCAAACAAATAATGAATTTAATGCAACAATATTACTTGATGAATTAAATATTAAAAAAATTAATATTGAACCTGATGATGATGGGTATTTAAAAACAACATTACCAAGAACAAAATCTAATGTTAAGTTAAAATTTTTAACTATGAGAGATTCTGTTGATATTGAAAAAACTTTAAGTGGATATCCATCAGGAATAATACCACCTATTGCAACTCTTAGATTAAGTAATATGATTGTTGATATTGATGGTAATACTAATAAGGGAGATATTGTTAAGTTTATTGATAATATGCCAATAATGGATTCAAAACATATTAAAAACTTTATGTTAGAAAACGAACCAAGATTAGATTTAATAAAAGAAGTTATCGCCCCGTCAGGAGAAAGAGTAATGGTGAACATTGCTTTTGGGGTGGAATTTTTTCGGCCTTTCTTCTGATTACTCAAAATTTATATTAGACGAATTTTATTTATTGGCAAAGATGTTAAGAACATCTTATTCCGAGTATTTAAAAATGCCAACATATGTGAGAAGATATCTTATTGATAAAATTATTGAGGAGCACAAAAAAAATAAATAATCTATATTTATTATAAAAATAGTTTTATTATATGGGACCGCCAAAAGGAAAAGTTGAGATAAAAGATCCAGATGTTGTTGTTGATACTAAATTATCAGATGATTTATTAAATATAAAAACTATATTGGATGCGACTTTAGAAACTGTTCAAAGTCCTACAACTCTATTTTCCAATTTAGCTGTAATAACTAAAGAGGTTTTAGGAACTATAGGTCCTTTGGGATGGTTAGAAGCATTACAAAATTTAGATACAGAAGCAACTAAATTAGTTAGAACTTTTGGAATCAGTAAAGATAGAGCTGGAGAATTAACCCAAACCATTGCCGATGCAATACCCCAATTTGTTGGTATTGGTCTTGATGTTGGTGATGTTTCGGAAACTTTAAAAGGTTTGGGAGAAACCATGAAGGTTAATATTATGTTAAACGCTGAGTCTTTAACTAGTTTTGCGGCAACCGCAGAAGTAACTAAAGTAAAACAAAGCGAATTAGCTGAAAAATTTAGAGATGTCGGTGTTAGTATTGCAAGTATTGAACCTAAAATGTTGGATGTTGTTAAAATTGCAAGACAAGCAGGGGTAACAGTTCAAGCTGTTTCTGCCGGTGTTGTTACTAATTTAGATAAAATGAATCTTTATAATTTTGAAGGTGGGATTAAAGGATTAGCAAAAATGGCGGCACAAGCTTCAAGATTGGGGGTTGATATGTCAGCAATATTTACTGTTGTGGATAAAGTATTTAATCCTGAAGGGGCAATTGAATTTGCCGCATCACTACAAAGATTAGGTGTAACATCAAGTCAATTACTTGATCCATTAAGATTGATGGATTT